ATCTGATCGAGAACAAATACGAGGCATCGTAGAAAAAGAAAATGACTCTATTATTGTTGCTTCTCTGGGCACTTTCAGCACTGGCATCAACATCCGCAATTTGCATAATATTGTATTTGCAACTCCATCCAAATCTCAAGTTAAAGTTCTCCAATCAATTGGTCGCGGTCTTCGTGTGTCTGACGACGGTCGGACTACTAAGCTTATTGACATCGCTGACGATCTCCATATCAAGTCTCATAAGAATTTTACTCTGAAACATAGTGCAGAAAGGATCAAGATATATACTAAGGAAGGGTTTAGTTATAAGATCTATCCCATTAACCTTAAACCAATAAGAGCTGTAGAAAATGAAAACAGAGAATATCAAACACCTAAAGTTGATTAATGGTGAAGAATTAATCTGTGAGTTAATGACTGAAAGTGGAGACAACATTATTATACGCAATGCACTCTCTTTACTAGAAAAACAATTTGGTAGTGAACAGAAGTACTATGCTTTCAAAACGTACATGGTGTATCAAGACACACCACAAAATTGTATGGTAATGTTTACTGATAAAATAATGTCTCTTGCGGTACCGACAGACGACATGGTCACTCAGTATAAGAATGCTCTAGGTGAAATGAAGGAGTTCCTAACAGAACAGGAAGAAAAGTCTTTAGTCGATGATTGGGATGACCTTTCTGCGGAATCAGAACAAGACCTTGAAAACTTTTTACGTGAAATGAATCATGAAGATGATTTTATTGATTCAGACACTGACGGAATGATTATGAATTAGGGGTATACTATTCTCCCCTTTGGTTAAAGAGATTATACACTATAAAATGAGATCTGTCAAGCCATTGACAAACTCTGTGAAATTTGATATACTTTGTGAAACAAATGCGGTGGTATACGTTATGAAACCTAAAGAAAAACCTCACTATGTGAACAACAGACAATTCTCTGAAGCAGTCGTAGATTACTGTACCTCTGTCCAAGAGGCAAAAGACGATGGTGGGACTACACCGATCGTTACAGACTATATTGCTTCATGCTTTCTAAAGATCGCAGAGGGTCTTTCTCATAAAGCAAACTTTGTTCGTTACACTTATCGTGAAGAGATGGTCATGGACGCAGTCGAGAACTGCCTCAAGGCAATCGAGAACTACGATATTGAAGCCGCAACTCGTTCGGGTAAACCAAATGCATTTGCCTACTTCACACAGATCTCGTGGTATGCTTTTATCCGAAGAATTCAGAAAGAAAAGAAGCAGCAGGATATTAAGATGAAGTATATCTCTGAAGCAGACGTTAGTGAATTCTTATCAGACGATGATGATGGTGGATTTCATCCACGTAACTCACCTTTCGTAGACACTCTACGCATGCGTATAGATTCAGTAAAAGATGCGGATCAAGAATTTAAAGAGTATGCGAAAGAAGAGAAGAAACGTAAACGTCGTGCAGTGAATGTTGACTCAGACCTATCGGAGTGGATGGAATAATGTGGACTTATGAATGCAAAGCGGGAACCTACAAAGAGGATTCCCTACCTCTCTTGGTGTGGACTATCTTTACACACCGACTACACCACCTTATTGAAGATGGAAGATTTTCAGATTAACTTGACAAACCCCTTGCATTATAGTATAATGATCGGATATTAGTTGAGTTGAACCTGTATGAAAATCGCAATATTGAATGATACCCATTGTGGGTGTCGTAATTCTTCTGAAGTTTTTATGGATTATCAGGAACGTTTCTATGGAGACGTTTTCTTTCCATATCTGCTTGAGAACAATATCACACAGATCCTACACCTAGGTGACTACTACGATAACCGTAAGACAGTCAACCTCAAGGCCCTCAGTCACAACCGCAGAATATTCTTAGACAAGTTACGTGAGTATAATATCCACATGGACATTATACCAGGAAACCATGATGTCTATTTCAAAAACACTAATGAACTAAACTCCCTAAAAGAATTGATGGGTCACTATATGAACGAGGTCGATATTTTAATGGACCCGATCGTTCGTGAGTATGACGGTGTTAAGTTTGGACTCGTGCCGTGGATCTGTCCAGAGAATGAAAAAGAGGTGATGACCTTCTTGGACAATTGTGGTGCCGATGTCATCGGTGGTCACTTTGAACTTGCAGGATTTGAGATGGACAAGGGTCTAGTCTGTAAAGAAGGGATGGACCCCAAACCACTACAAAAGTTTGAGACCGTTCTATCTGGACACTTTCACACCAAGTCAAGTAAAGGTAACATTCACTACCTTGGTGCGCAGATGGAGTTCTTCTGGAACGATGCACACGATCCTAAGTACTTCCACATCTATGACACTGAGACACGTGAACTAACACCTGTACAAAACAATGTCACAATGTTTCATAAAATTTACTATGATCAGGATACTGTACAATATTTTGAAGATCTGTCGTACCTTGATGGTAAGTTTATAAAACTCATTGTCTCTAACCGATCCGATATGCAGAAGTTTGAGAGATACGTAGATCGAATCCAGCAACAAAAAATTCACGAACTAAAAATCGCAGAAGATTTCCGTGAGTTTCGTGGTGAAAATGTCTCAGATGAAGATTTAAGGGTTGACGACACGGAAACTTTAATCTATAATTACATTCAAGAGGTCGATACTGATCTTGACAAAGATCGCATCAAGAATGTGGTATCTGAGTTGATGATAGAAGCACAGGCTGTAGAGATAGCATGATAAGATTTGAAAAACTTCGTTGGAAGAATTTTCTTTCGACGGGTAACTACTTTAATGAAATCGATTTCCTTGACCGTTCCACTAACCTCATTGTCGGTGAGAATGGTGCGGGCAAGTCCACAATGCTCGACGCACTGTCGTTTGCATTGTTTGGTAAGGCACACCGGAAGATCAACAAGAACCAGTTGATCAACACAATCAACAACAAAGACTGTCGTTGTGAGGTTGAGTTCACGGTAAACAGTGTCCAGTACAAAGTCGTACGTGGAATCAAACCAACCAAGTTTGAGATCTGGAAAGATGGCATTATGATCAACCAGAGTTCCCACGCACGTGAATACCAAGAGATTCTTGAGAAGAACGTCCTACAGATGTCTCACAAGAGTTTCCACCAAATTGTTGTCCTCGGTTCGTCGTCTTTTATCCCGTTCATGCAACTCAACTCAACTTCTCGGCGTGACGTGATCGAAGACCTTCTTGATATTAACATATTTTCCAAAATGAATGTGATACTCAAGGAGAAAACCTCTCTCCTCAAAGGCGAACTGGAGGGCAACAACCATCTTATTGAGGTAGTCAAGACCAAGATAAATGCACAGAAGAAGTACATCCGTGATCTGACTGCTATCAATACTCAGCAACGCAAAGACAAAGAGAAAGAGATCGAGGGACTTAATACTGACATTGCAACTTTTAATGAAGTGACTGCAGAGTTGTCAGAGACCGTCAATAATTCGTTGCCAAAAGTCCAAGAAGAATTAAGCAAGATCCGTACCAACAAGCAGAAGTTAGAGAAGTATCAAACTCAGTTCTCGACACAGGTCAAGGCAGTTGTCAAAGAAGCAAAGTTCTTTGATGAGAACGAGCATTGCCCAACGTGTGATCAAGAGATAGCAGAGGATCTACGCACTACAAAGAAAACTGCTGCAGGTGATCGAGCAAAGGATCTCAAGAAGTTAATGACTGAAGCAGAGGAGCAACTTAAACAGTATCAGTCTGACATGGAGTCTTACGAGACTCAACTATCAGAGTTGATGGGGAAGCAGAATCTGATCAACAACAATATGCAGATGGTTAGTCGTCTCACTCAACAGGTACAGAAGATTCAAGCAGATCTGCAGAGCATGGTAGATAGTGATGGTGACATGGGTCAGGCAAATGCTGATCTTAATAAGTTGGACGAAGAACTTCACCAGTTGACCGATACTAAGTTTCTACTAAATGAGAAATCATCATACAATCGAGTTGCGTCTGAACTGTTGCGTGATACAGGCATCAAGACCAAGATCATCCGACAATACATTCCGGTCATCAATGAGTTGACGAACAAGTACTTGCAGATCTTAGACTTCTTCGTGCACTTTGAACTTGATGAGAGCTTCAACGAGACCATACGATCACGATACCGTGACACCTTCTCCTACGACTCGTTTTCAGAAGGTGAGAAACAACGTATCGACCTGTCTCTCTTATTTACGTGGAGACAGATTGCTAAGATGAAAAATTCTGTGTCGACTAATCTGTTGATACTAGATGAGACGTTCGATTCGTCTCTCGATGGTGAGGGTGTAGATAACCTTATGAAAATTATTGACACCCTGAAAGAAGATACTAATGTATTTGTAATCTCTCATAAGACTGAACTTGAAGATGCTCACTTCGAACGTAAGTTGTCGTTCATCAAGGACAAGAACTTCAGCCGGATGCGAGATATTACTTGACAGGTAGTATCACAATATTATATAATGTGCAACATGTTAACTGAGGAATCAATCAATGGAACTATCTAGTCGCACGGTCGAGATCTTGCGAAACTTCTCGACTATCAACCCAAACATTGTAGTTAATGGTGGTAACGTCCTGAAGACGATGTCTATCGCAAAGAATATCGTCTCTCGTGCTGAGATTGAAGAGTCTTTCCCAAGCACCTTTGGCATTTACGACCTCTCTGAGTTCTTATCTGTATTATCGTTGGTAGATAACCCATCTATTACATTCGGTGAGAACTTCTGCACTATCTCGGATGGAAGTGGTCTGTCGTCGGTACGTTATTTTTACTCTGATCCAGACATGCTTTCTGCACCTAAGAAAGATATTATCATGCCTGAGTGCGAAGTTAAATTCTTGCTTAGTAACGAAACCCTAAGTAAGATCAAACGTGCATCGTCAGCCTTGGGGTGTGAAGAAATCTCTATCCGACCGTCGGGTAATAGTGTAGAGATTACTGTAACCGATATGGGAGACAACACGTCAAACTCATTCTCTGTTTTGGTTGAAGGGACTTTCCCTGAAGGGACTGACTTCAACTTTATCATGGGAGTGAATAACCTGAAGTTGATTGGTGAAGACTATGAGGTATCTGTCTCTACCAAATTAATTTCACATTTTCGATCAATTAATTCTAGTACGCAATACTTCATTGCATTAGAAAAGACATCTACATACGGAGAGTAAAATGTCAGAAATTATGTCAGAGGAGCAAGCAACATTTATGGACCTTGCTAATCGAGTAGCACGATCTACTGTTGCGGTAGTTGATACTGTAGTTACTCGTGGTGGTTTTAAAGGTGAAGAACTTACCACTATTGGTCAGTTGCGTGACCAAGCAATTCAGGTGGTGTCCTTATACGAACAGATTGCTAAAGCACATGCAGAGGCCTCTGGAGAGGAATCTGGAGAGTCTACCGACTCTTAATACTTTTGACTCCTTGGGTGTTTCTTGCCCAAGAACACAATATATTATGATTTTGTTATTGCCCAAGGAGTCCTTTTATGAAACTGTATGATCCCCTCATTGCAAAAGAGACCACAATCCACGTTGCACTTGGGACGGTCATCAACTACCCTCTTAACATCTTCTACACATGGTTAGCGGTTGTTAAGTGGGGTATCACGGATCCGTTGACATTGTCCACTATTCTTACTGTCGGAATATCCTTCGTGGCGTTCACTCGAATATACATAGTAAGGACTCTTACAGAAAGACGTAAGACAAAAATGCAAAGGCCCTTGTAACTCAGTAGGTAGAGTAGCTCACTTGTAATGAGAATGTCGGCGGTTCGATTCCGTCCAAGGGCTCCATCTATACAGGAGAAACCGTGAGTTTATCTACAAAAATCTCAGACTCGTTTGCAAGATCTATGACTTCTTTCTTTAGATTCTTTGCAGATACATTTTTCAGAAACAACTATGGAAAACGTGCTCTCATTCTAGAGACGGTTGCTGGTGTCCCGGGTATGGTGGGTGGTATGCTCACTCACCTGTATAGTCTACGCAAAATGCAGAAGGGTAACGGCACGAAAATTCAAGAGTTATTGGACGAAGCAACAAACGAAAGAAAGCACTTAATGTTCTTTATAGAGATTACCCATCCCAACATTTTTGAGAGGGTGCTAGTCATTGTTGTTCAGTTTATCTTCTGGCACTACTATCTGATCATGTACATGGTATTCCCGAAGACTGCACATCGCATGACAGGATATTTTGAGGAGGAGGCCGTACAGAGTTATACCAACTACTTGAAATTGATCGAATCCGGTGAGATTGCTAATGTACCAGCACCACAGATTGCTATAGATTATTATATGGATCTAGATGAAGGTGCAATGCTGTCTGACATGATCGTGTGTGTCCGACGTGATGAGATGCACCATGCCAAAATCAACCACGCATATGCCGATGGTGGATTATAGGTATTATTGATTGCTTTTATCAAAAATTCCGATTAAAAATTCGAAGAACATTCGTCTAAATAGATCAGTGACTGTGTTTACAAACGGGTTGTTATTGTAGTATAATACTCCCCAACACACATTATATTATGAGGTATATATGAGTAATGAATTTCTGTGGGTCGAGAAATATCGACCTACATCTGTCCAGCAGACTATTCTTCCCGAAGACCTAAAGACTACTTTTCAAAACATCGTGGACGGTGGTGAATTGCCCAACATGATGTTTGCTGGTACTGCTGGCACTGGAAAGACTACGATCGCACGGGCAATCTGTGAAGAACTAGATCTGGACTACATCGTAATCAACGGATCAGAAGAAGGCAACATTGACACACTACGAGGAAAGATCAAGCAGTTCGCATCTTCTGTCTCGTTGTCCGGTGGTTACAAAGTGGTCATCCTTGATGAGGCAGACTATCTAAATCCACAGTCCACACAACCCGCACTACGTGGGTTTATTGAAGAGTTCTCTAAAAATTGTAGGTTCATCATGACTTGCAACTTTGAGAACAAGATTATTGCTCCCCTACATTCCCGATGCTCGAAGTATGTGTTCAACTTCGACAAGAAAACAATGGCACAATTATGTGGTCAGTTTATGGGTCGACTCCGTGTAATATTAGAGTCCGAAGGGGTTGCTTTTGATAATGATACTGTAGCACAAATCATCATGCGACATGCACCCGACTGGCGTCGAGTGCTGAATGAATGTCAGAGGGGATCTATCTCGGGGACACTAAGTTTGCCCCCAACTAAAGATTCTGATATGTCTGATACGTACATGCAACTGTTCGGTGCGATCCGTGATAAGAACTTTAAGAAGATGCGTTCTTGGGTGGTGAACAATGTTGATGTAGAACCTGCTGCAATTTTCAGGGGTCTCTACGATCGTATGTATGACTTTGTTGCACCGACTAGTATTCCGCAATTGGTTTTAATCCTTGCAGATTATCAGTACAAGAATGCGTTCGTTGCGGATCACGAACTCAACTTGGTTGCTTGCCTCACTGAGGTGATGGCACAGGTTGAGGTAAAGGTATGAATCCCTTCGAGTTCTTGAACAGTATAAACATGACCAAGAAAAATCTGATAGATAAAGACTCAGATGCGGAATCTTCCTATAATCCGTTTTTAGTAAACAGGTCACTATCGTATTTTCCAGATACTGTGTTTATGTCCAATGAAATGAACAGGTTGCATCACCTAGATAACAAGATGCAATACGATTTTCTTATAAATATTGTACGTAAGAAGAAACGATTCTCTAAATGGGATAAACCTGAACAACGAGACGACATAGAATGTGTGAAACGTTATTTTGGCTACAGTGAAACTAAAGCAAAACAGGTGGTAAGTCTTTTGTCGGAATCACAAATAACAACAATTAAAAGTAAGGTATCCATAGGTGGAAGAGAATAATCTAGTTCAATGGAATGCTGACATGATGTTAGAGATCACGTTGGCAGAACCAGATGACTTTTTAAAGGTCAGAGAAACCCTAACAAGAATAGGCGTAGCTTCTCGTAGAGACAACACCCTATTCCAATCATGCCATATCTTGCATAAGCAGGGTAGGTATTTTATCGTTCATTTCAAGGAGTTGTTTTTACTGGACGGTAAAAAGTCAAACTTAGAGACGTCCGACATGGAACGTCGTAACACGATCGCAACCCTTTTACAGGATTGGGGTCTAGTAGAAATTGTAAATCCGGAGGTTGCTCGTGACTGTGCTCCAATGCGACAGATCAAGATAATCTCCTATAAAGATAAGTCTAATTGGACACTGAAACCAAAATATAACATTGGGAACAATTAATGACTACTGAACATTATGGCATTTTTTATGACCGTGAGGATGAGATTCAGACCAAGACTCCTTTCCTCGGTCGACTTCCATTTAATATGGAAGAAACGTATAACTGGAACGAGTTCATGCAAATGATGGACTCGCATCCGGATGATCTATATGATCGCAACTCAGACAAAATGCGCATTGGACTTAACTCTTTCCATTCTCGTGGTAGTGCACCAGAGTTTGCGAAGAACATATATGAAGAGATGCAAGATGTCTTTACACTACACGCACAGAAAATCACTAACATTGCGTTCAGTGGGTTTGGACGTGAAAGTGGTTCTTATCCTTGGCATAAGGATTCTATGGACGTATTCTTGGTTCAAGTTATTGCAACTGTCGGTCTCAAGGTAGAAGGCATTAATAACAATGAACCATTTGATTTTGAGCCTGGTATGTACGTGTATTTGCCTAGAGGAACGCACCATCAAGTGTTCCCTAAAGTTTCCCGTGTGTCATTTTCATTTGGTGTGGAGGGTGATCCAGATCCATCAAAGTACTACTAAGGAACTACTATGTCTGATAAAGAAAACGTTATATCATTATCAGCAGTCTTGAAGAGAAAGCAAGACAAAGAAAAGGAACTTGATATGTACCGTCGACATCTCTCAATGATCGAAGACCGAATGGCCTTCTTGGAGATGGACCGAAAAGTAACGACAGAAATCATCGAAATGATTGAACAAGATGCCGTCGTAGTCGTTGATGATTCTCTACCTATTATACGTATAGATGATGACGACTATGATGGCCTAGATGATTGAATAGTGTCATATTCACACATCTAGTGTTACCTTTATACTCATAACGAGTATATATACATATGACCTGCCACATAAGTGGGGGTTATTTAAAACTTGCTTACTATTAAGGAGTCACAACATGACATTAACAGCAAAACAACTGTTCCCACGTTCAGCATTCGTCGGATTTGATACCATGATCGACGAACTAGACAGGGTCGCACGACACTCGGGTGATACGTTCCCCCCGCATAATATTCTAAAGACGGGAGAGGATCAATACCTAATCGAGTTAGCAGTCGCAGGATTCACTGAAGACGAGCTCGAGATCGAAGTAAAGAACCGTACACTTAGCATTCGAGGGTCAGTCAACGACACTAGAGAGTATATTCATAAAGGCATTTCGACGAAGAGATTTGAACGTCAGTTCCGTCTGTCGGAGTATGTTGAAGTAATGGGAGCTGATTTCAGGAACGGATTACTTGCCATTTCATTGGAAGTAATAATCCCTGAAAGTCAGAAGCCTCGTAAAGTCGCAATTAATTCTGGTGTCACTTACCAGTCGACACCGCAACTTTTAAACGAGGAGAACAACAATGGAGAAGAGCAGCCGTCCCAACTCTAAACTAGAGGAAATGGGTTGGATGTTCGCAGGACTATCAAGTGTATTCGTGATAGCCGTCTGTGTCCAACAACTAATGTAATAAATAAGGGAACTTCGGTTCCCTTTTTTTATATATGAACATAAATCACTACAGACAAAAAGGTTGGGTCGTCATTGAGAACGCACTAAACCTACAAGAAGTTGATATGGTAAAACGTATCGGTGAAGATATGCGTCTACACGCTGCGGATTATTCCACTTGGAGTGGAATCTCCTGTGCAGGCAACTTTGACTATCGACTTTTCCAATCTTATACTAGTCCCACGATGAAAAATCTTGCTCGTGAAATCTTGGGGGATGAGGTCTACCTTTTCAACGATCAGATTGTCATCAAACTTCCTAACGACCGACTCCGGTTCGAGCCCCATAAAGACAACCAATATGGTCCCAATAGTGACGGGTCTATCCATACGGTCAATATGTCGTGGATACTTGACGACTTTACAGAAGAGAACGGCACTCTTGAAATACAGAACCAAGACGATGGTGAGTGGGTCACTATATACCCTAAGAAAGGTGACATCGTAGCAATACAAGGGAACACCTATCACAGATCCGGTAAGAATAGATCGATCTATAGTCGAGGTCTATATGCTTGCGTTTACACAGAGTCCCCGATCTACCTTGAAGGATTCTATACACAGAGATTCTTATGAAAGCAATACAAATTGTAATGAAGGGAGACGAACGGTCTGAAGAATATGCCGAGATTTCACGTCGATCTTTTCAGAAAGCAATTGATGAGGGTTATATTGATTCGATTGAAACTTTCAATGCAATTACTCCGGATTCTGATACGTTTCAAGAACATGTGGACAAGTACACATGGTCGAAGAGTCTTATGACTTTAGACCTAGTATCGGGTAAAGAGATGGAAGATCACTCACCTACAGAGAAGGCCGGTATGTGTTCTCACTGGGAGATCATGAGACAGGTCGCAGAGTCGGGAGAACGTGTGTGGGTAATGGAACACGACACTTGGATGATTAGAGATCGTTGGGAGTCATTCAAACTTTTAACCGAATACGCAGAAGGGACTCTGTACGCAAACATCGGTCTTTTCATGGGTATGTATTCTCTTGACCCTAGATTCGCACATTGGGCACATCACATGCTTATAGATCAAGACTTTCCTATCAACTGTGGTCCTTATTGTGTATTACAACGTCTTTTCAGAACATATACCACAAAGCATCTCAGAAGAGACGACATAGACTATTATGGAATTCGAAACACTGCTTTACATCCTTGGGGTGCTTGTGATACAATAGGTATTGGTCGCAACATTGAACCATACTTTAATAGGTTCGATCATGGTAAAAACGGGATACCTACACCTACAACACAAGTGATTTCAAAACGTCTCTGTGTGACTCAGGAGCATCATGGATATAAGCAGAAGTTGCAAGACGAACCGTGGACACGTCACAAGTTTTTCCACGTCATTGATTGACTCGTACATTAAGTGTATGGTATAATACACCCCATGTATGAACTAACTGTATTTAAGAATCAATACGATAACAAGACTCATCGTCGGACTACCTTTCTTAATTGGATGGACTTCGTGGTGAGTCTCCGTGATTCCTATACTAAGCCTGGAGAGAAAGGTGGAAATAATTCTAGTCCTTTGCTTACTCCTAGTGTTTTCGACGTGGGTGCGACACGTAGTAATCGATCTGTTCTATATTGGAGTTCTTGGTGTTGTGTTGATGTGGATGATCATATTGACGGTGTCCATGATACCGAATCTCTGAGAACTTGGTTGCATCGAAATTATGGTCAGTATGACTATGTTGTCTATAACACTGCGAGCAGTCGCAAAGATAATCTAAAGTTTCGTATCGTGTTTCGTCTAGACGAACAGGTAGAGAACGGTCGTATCAAAGCATTTTGGCATGCACTCAATACAGAATTGGGTGAACTTGGAGATCCTCAGACTAAAGATCTAGCACGTATGTATTACGTACCTGCGCAGTATCCTAATGCATACTCCTTCTTTATTGTGAACTCCGGAGGTGCACCTATCAATGTGTCTGAGTTGATTGCAAAACATCCTTACGTCGAGAAGACAGGTAATTCTTTCCTAGATAGATTACCACCAGAAATGCAGAAAGCAGTGATACAGCATCGTAAAGATAGTCTAAATAACACCGACTACCGATGGTCGTCCTATCGTGACTGTCCATTCTGGCCTCGTAAACTGGGTGCAGAATACCAGCAGATCTCTGGGACGGGGTGGTATGGAAAGATGTATAAGATTATGGTGGCAGTGGCAGGTAGTGCCTTTGAACGAGGGTATCCCATAACTGCTAAACAGATAGAAGAACTTTGTAGGGAGTTTGATCGTGACACAGGCAACTGGTATGACAATAGACCACTGCACGTGGAAGCAGATCGAGCACTTGAATATATTTACAAGAATGGGTGAACAATGGAACGTGTATTGATTACAGGTGCGGCAGGTTTTATCGGAGCACAACTTGCGGCAAGACTTATGGAACGTGGATTGACAGTTAAAGGTATCGATAACTTTAATAACCATCTATATGATCCGAAACTAAAGGCCGACCGAATGAAACATTTCGGATTGGATATCTGGGGGTGTGACCTTCGTGATGAGGTCAAACTAGAAGCACTGTTACGTGACTTTCGACCAGATACTATCGTACACCTTGCGGCACATGCTGGGGTACGTGACTCTCTAGGACAAGAGAAGCATTATCACTCAAACAACATCGATGCTACACAGAATCTTATCGATATCTGTAAGGCACACCTTCCCGACGTACGAATCCTGTACGCATCTACTTCATGCATCTATGCAGGGTCACCCGTCCCTTGGGTCGAAGGCAAAGAGCACGGCAAACAGTTGAATCCTTACGGTTGGTCTAAGTGGGCAAACGAATGCCAATTCCAGTCTTCGGGACTCAACACAATCGGTCTAAGATTCTTTACAGTATACGGTCCTTGGGGTCGTCCAGACATGGCATTGTTTGGATTCACCGATAAGATATCTGCTGGAGAACCGATCACCGTCTATAACTATGGGGATATGAAACGAGACTTTACGTATGTCGATGATATCAATGACGGCATCGAAGTCATCCTCAACAACCCAGATATTGAATCTGGTGAGATTTTCAACATCGGACGTGGAGAGCAAGTAAACTTGATGGACTTCATCGATGAGATTGAGAAAAATGTTGGTAAAGAGGCCATCCGTGATTTGGCACCTAGACACCCAGCAGATACAAAAGAAACGTGGTCAGACACCAGCAAACTGCAAGCATACGGATACAGTCCGAAGGTAAGTATTGCTGAAGGTGTGGAACGTTTCTATGAATGGTATAAAAATTATAATGAGGTAGACTAATGTCCAGAACAATGCCCAATGGTGAACCCACTCGATTTCGAATTGGGATCGTTGGTCATGGGTTTGTAGGTCAGGCCGTAGAGTATGCGTTTACGCATCCCTTGGTCGACTTCTCCCTATATGATCCAAAATACAATACGAGCATCTCATCTCTGAAAGATCAGAGTAAAGATGAACACCCACAGTGTTTCTTCATTGCCGCACCTACTCCATCAAATGATGATGGGTCTGTGAACGGTAGCATGGTCGAAGAAGCAGTGCTAACATGCTTGAACGATACAGACGCATTGGTTATTGTCAAATCGACAATAACACCTAACGTGATCGATTCCATTTATCAACAGATAGACAGTGAGAAAGCAGATCGTTTCTGCTACAACCCCGAGTTCTTGACAGAGAAAAATGCTAAGGCAGACTTTGTGACTGCCAAGTTCCACGTTGTAGGTGGAGCACCAAGTGCTATCATGGAGTGCATCGACATCTACGAAATCTTTAGTGGGTGTCAGTCAAACATATATCACCGGATGACTGCTTATGAAGCATCTTTTGTAAAGTACACAATCAACTCATTCCTATCGACCAAGATTACCTTCTTCAATCAGTTGTACGATCTGGTTAACATGTATGGGTGCAACTTCAACACTATCGTTCGTGCTGCAGGTTCTGACGATCGTGTTGGTATGGGTCACACAAGAGTTCCTGGCTTTGACGGCAAACGTGGGTTCGGTGGAGCATGTCTACCAAAAGACACAAGAGCATTGCTTAACTTCTCGACCTATGATCATCCAGACGGTGGTCAGGTTAGTTTCGATCTTCTACAAAAAGTACTTGACATCAACAGTGCTTATCGTGTACAATACGACCTCGATGAACGTGAAAAAGTCAACAATATTACATTCGTAGATTTCGGAGGAACCAAGAATGGAGATGACCAGACAGGAGATGATCGAGAGGATTGATCAACTTGAGGATAGATTAGAATCAGTGGTTCGATTTTTAGAACCCTTGACGATAGGTTCAGAGCAACTTTGGGAACTTGTCTGTAATGATGTTTTAGAAATGCCTGTGCCTCATGGACCTGATATGAGAGTGGAGGTTAAATCTCTATGAGCATAATGGACAAACTGAAGAAGAACTCGAAGATTAAGGAAACGTCTACCTTATCCACGAGTAGATTCTTCACCGAAAAAGATATGGTTCCGACAGATGTGCCGATGGTTAACGTCGCACTGTCGGGATCTGTTAATGGTGGTATTTCCCCAGGACTGACAGTACTTGCTGGTCCTTCCAAACACTTCAAGACTTCATTTGCTCTTCTTATGGCAGGTGCATACTTGAACGCAAAACCAGAGGCAGTTGTCCTCTTCTATGATTCGGAGTTCGGTTCTCCGCAGTCATACTTCGAGCAGTTCGGTGTCGACACTGACCGTGTACTACACACACCGATCGCAAACGTCGAAGAACTCAAGTTCGATCTGATCAACCAGTTGGAAGAACTCGACCGTGACGATGACGTAATCATTATCATTGACTCGATCGGCAACCTTGCGTCTAAGAAAGAGTTAGAGGATGCACTGAACGAGAAGGGTGTTGCTGACATGTCTCGTGCAAAGGCACTGAAGGGACTGTTCCGTATGGCAACACCTTACTTGACGATGAAGAACATTCCGTTGGTTGCAATCAACCACACCTACAAAGAGATTGGTTTGTTTCCAAAAGATATCGTCGGTGGTGGTACAGGTATCTACTACTCTGCGGACAACATCTGGATTTTGGGTCGTCAACAAGAGAAACAAGGAACTGAAGTTGTTGGATACAACTTCGTCATCAACGTAGAGAAGTCCCGTTATGTCAAAGAGAAGTCAAAGATTCCTATCGGAGTTTCGTGGGAAGGGGGTGTTCAGAAGTATAGTGGTCTTCTCGATGTCGCTCTTGCTGGTGGTTATGTTGCTAAGCCTTCTAACGGTTGGTATCAAAAAGTTGACACAACT